GGTCAGCAAAGAGATTTGCTTGATAAACGTCTTGAGGAGCAAGGAAGAAGAAGAACTAATGAAGACCGTAAAAATGACAAAGAAGTAATGACAATGACTCAAGGTGTAAGAAGCATTGAGAATTTGCAACGTCAATTACGTGACCCTGAAATTCGTACTGGATTAACTTCTAAGTTGGCTCCGTTGTTGCAAAAAATTAACTCTCTTCCAAATAAAGAAGATTTTGAATCGGCTATTTATAGAGAGCTTACCGGCAATGACAAGACAACACTGTTCTTAAAGGATGCGTTGTTAGAAACGTATGCTATTGAGCGTGCGACTAAAGGTGGTCAACGCATAACTGTTCAAGATATGAAGATGGTTGGCCCTGTTCTTGACCCTACTAACTACAAGCCAGAGACTTACAACGCTTTGTTAGAGCAGCGCAGAAATGTTCTGTACAACAACTTGCAAGACATGGGATTAACTATTCCTGAAATTCAGGAAAGAGCCAAACAAAGGGCATACGTTCCTTATGGCGGGGATACTTCTGCTCCAGCTAAAGAAATTAGTCCACAAGATAAGCAAGCATTAGATTGGGCAAACGCTAACCCTAAAGACCCAAGGTCAGCACAAATCAAAAAAAGGTTAGGAGTTCAATAATGGCTTTCGACCCTGATAAATACTTAGCCGAGCCAGAACCATCAACGGGTTTTGACCCTGATGCTTATTTGTCTAAAAAAGCAGCACCTACTACTAAAGCAGAGCCATCTCAGTTTGAACAAGTTGGTGAGTTTTTTAAAGGTGCAACATTACCGGTTGCTGGCATGGTTCAATCCATTCCTTATGAGCCAATACAGCGTAAAGCTGCTGAGTATGTCAGAGGCGTTGAAGCTAAACCTGAGTACGTTGCTCCCGGTGGAACGATTGGCGCACGAACATTAGGCAAAGGTATTGGTTCGCTAGGTTTAGGAACCGTTCCTCTTGGGAAGGCATTTGATATTACGGCAGCACTTCCTGCCATCCCTAAGATTTTATCTAGGACATTAGCTGGCACTGCTGGCGGTGCGTTGGCTGGTTCAGTTATGGAGGAATCTCCAACTGTTGAAGAAATAGGCCCAAGAAAACTACAGGCAGCAAAAACAGGTGCTATCACTGGAGCAATCATTACTCCTGCTTTATCTGGCATTGGAAGTCTTAGCAAGGGTGCCTATGACCTAGTAATGAGGGCAAAGGGTAAATCTGTTCAAGAAGCTATTGATGCGCTTAAAAATGTTGTTACTAAAGAAGCTAACGAAGCTAAACAATTTTTAACTCAAAAAAGTTATGAGGCTGAGAAAGCTGCTAGGTCAGAAGTTTCTACAGCCAGAGACATTACAGAAACAAGATATGCCACTCGTTCTAAATTAACCAAAGATTTGGATAACGCAAAAAAAGAAACTGAGACTTCTTTGAAAGGTTTAAGCAATAACCGTCAATCAGACGAAAACCTTGGAAAGTTTATTCAAAATTCTGGCAAAAAGAATATTGAATCTATTCGTGCAACAACAACAAAAGAAGCCATTAGAGATATTAAAGACCCTGCTTTTGAAAGAGCTAGAGGTCGTGCCGCTTCTGGCGATACGCTATCAACTAATCCAGATAGCGCACCAATTTTAAAAGAAATTGTTTCTGATATTGAGCAGCAAATTGCTGACGTTCCGGGAAGATTTAGGGGTGAATTAGAAGGTCGCATTGATGACATTATTGGAAAAAAGACTCCTTTGTCATCTAATGAATTGCGTGTTGAGCAATTAAGAGAATCTAGTATTCCGGGATACATTGCTCAAAAATTCAAACGTGAGCCTTTAACGCTTCATCAAGCTGAATTTTTACGTCGATGGGCTAAAGACCCTATTTTGCGTAAAGACACCGGCTTTGGTTCTTTAGATGCTACTCGTATGGAGGGGACAGGTAATAGAATTGAACAGGCAATGACGGCTTATGAGCCTGACGTTGGTCGTTACATTCAAACTTACAAAGCAGGTAAAGAAGCTGAACGTGTTGCTTCCGGTGGACGTCGCGGTGAAGGTTTGACAGAGCAGGTAGCAAAGACAGAAGATGAAATTCTTTTTTCTAACAAACCTCAACAAGTTGCTTCCTACTACTTAGACGGAACCAGAGAGTCAGCTAATAAACTAATTCGTTTGGTTGGCGGCAAGACACCTGAATTGGTTAATAGAGTCAAGTCCAATGTCAGGGAAAAGATTGAAGGCATGACCGCAGAAAAGACTGCTGAGTTTGCGGCTAAAAACCAAGGTTTATTTCAAGCGTTTCCTGAAGTTGGTCAAGCTGTTAATAAAGTGGTTCAGTCTCGTCAAGCGCAGCAACGCTTAGAATCAATGTTAGGTAAAACGGCTGGCAAAGGTGAGCGTCTTGAGCAAGCCTTGGGAACTGAGATTACGTCTGCTGAAAAGCTAGCTAAACAAGTTGAGTCTGGAAAGAAAGCTGTCGCTCCTTATCAACAATTCCTTGAGAAATTTGAAGGTGCTAAAGGTGAAGAAGTATTTACTGAAAGCAAAAAAATTGTTGATAAATTAAGACAAGATGGAATTGTTGAACCTGCAAAATATCAAGAAATGCTTTCTCAAATCAGGGATATTGAACAAAAATACGGTGCAAGTGACGAAGCTAAAAAGCGGGTTAAAACAGTTCTGTATGTTGGTTTGGTTGGTTTTGGTGGGTACAAGGCTTACAGGGGGGCAACAGATTACCTTGGATTAGGACAGTAATGGCTAAGAAAACAAAGGGGATAAATCCAGAACTTGAGAGTGCTATTGCTCAGATGTTGGTAGCTGTCATGAATGACCCAACAGCGTCCATTACAGACAAGACAAAGGTTTTGGATAGGGCGTTAAAGCTGGAGGCAATTAAACTCAAGCTGTCGGACGATGAGTGGGGTTCTGGCTTTGGTATGGACGATGAGGACGATAAGGATTAGACTGTGAATCTCTTTTATTTAGGGGATAAATATGGACGGAATCCAAGTCGTTACTATTGCGCTCAGAGTCATCTCAGACCGCTTGATTACAATTTTGGCACTGATAGCGTCAAGCGTGATGTGTGGTTGGACAATGTGGAACCCATTGTGGGAACGGGTATCAACTCTAGCGATATTCGTAATATTCAGTTACCTTTTGGTAAAAACGAAAGAAAGGAATAATGATGAAAGACCCAAAGGACTTGGAACGCAAGAGTAGTGTTCCGCAAGGTGGTGACAATCTGAACTGGTCGCAAAAGTATTCTAAGCCAGTTCGTCCACAAAACCCATCTGACAACACGCAAGGCGGTCAACCTAAGTGGGAACTCGGCACTATGCCTAAAGGTGGCTACCGTTCTGTCTTCTGTTTTGAGGACGGAAACTATTCAACCAAAATCAGCAAGACGTCTGGTGGCGGTAAAAAGGTGTACTAATGGCTAATAACATTCCGTTTCAACCGATGGGTAAAACTACTCGGATAAATGTTACAACATCAGCAAATACGGTTGCTATTCTGTCTGACAGCCCTGCTAATCAAGTAAGAATTCATAACGGAACGGCTGCTGAAGTATTTGTTCGTTTAGGAATTTCTAGTGCGGATGATGCTGTTATTCCTGTGGCTGGAACGCCTGCTTATGGTTTTGTTTTGCATAACAATGCAACGAATATTTTTACTGCGCCTAAACAGTCAGCAAATACAGCGGTGTTGTATGTGTCAGCCATTTCCGCCTCTGGAAACGCAACTATTTACGTAACTCCGGGTGAGGGCTTGTAATGTCTTTAGACCCTATAACTGCTATCTTAAACATTGGCAGTAAGGTCATCGACCGTGTATGGCCTGACCCTACTCAAGCTGCGGCGGCTAAGTTAGAGTTATTTAAGCTACAACAGTCTGGTGAGTTGCAGCAAATCATGGGTCAGCTAGAAATTAACAAGACAGAGGCTGCTAATGCTTCTGTTTTTGTTTCTGGATGGCGTCCTTTTATTGGTTGGACTTGCGGAATTGCGTGCGCTTGGAATTGGGTGGGCATATCAATAGCTAAAGTTGTTGCTGCGTTTTTGCAGTATTCAATAGTTTTAATTCCTGCTGACCTGTCTGAAATGCTGCCTGTTTTGATGGGTATGTTGGGTCTTGGTGCATTAAGAACTGTTGAGAAGATTCAGGGTGTAGCAGCAAAATGATAAGCAGTAGAAATCTGGATGATTTACTTCCTGCTGTTAAAGAGCGTGTAGAGAGGTTTATAGCGTCTGCCAAGACTGAGGGAATTGATTTGCTAGTAACCAGTACCTACAGAGACAATGAGAGCCAGAACGCCCTTTACGCGCAGGGTAGAACAACTGCGGGAAGAATCGTCACCAATGCAAAGGCTGGTCAATCTTTCCATAATTACCGCTGCGCTGTTGACGTTGTTCCTCTTGTCAATGGTAAGCCAGCATGGAATGTCAAGGATGAGGTTTGGCAGACGATTGGCAAACTTGGCAAAGCACAGGGTTTAGAGTGGGCAGGGGATTGGAAACGGTTTAAGGAATACCCGCACTTTCAATACACAGGTGGTTTGACTTTAGCTCAGTTGCAGTCAGGGGAGAAAATTAATGGCTGATAAAGAAGTTCTTGACCCGCACGGCTATCCTATTGAGATGGATAGACCTGTTGTTTTTGATGAGGGAAAGCTAGACCCCCATACTGAACTTTCTATTACGGAAAGCGCGTCAGATTTAGGTTTGCCGGGAGAGGGTTTTTACAATGTTCCTTCTATTTATGAAGGAAAAATTTACAATCCTCAAGACCCAACTCACTACGAAACTATTAAAAATTACGCTCAGAAACAGGCGGCTCAAGGGTTTAGGTTTCCTAACTTTCCTTCCGTTGAAGAAGCTGAAAAAGCAGCACAGGCTAGAAGTGAATACTTTAATCAGGTCAAAGCAGAAATGCTTAGAGAAGCTGTTGAGAAACGTAGGCAAGAACTCATGCTTCAGATGATAAAGGGAACTAGGTAATGTCTAAAGACACTAACCTATCTGTCGGCAGGGGTGAGAAGCTGTCAGTTAAGGCTGGCGGTGGTCTGACCGCTAAAGGTCGTAAGAAGTACAATCGTGCTACCGGCAGTAAACTAAAAGCCCCGACTAAATCAGGACCAAGACACAAGTCTTTCTGTGCAAGGTCTAAGAGCTGGAAGGGTGTACGTGGTAAAGCAGCTAGAAGACGTTGGGGATGCAGATGAGTGACGGTCTATACGCAAACATTCACGCCAAGCGCAAACGCATCAAGCGCGGTTCTGGTGAGCGCATGAGAGCTATTGGTAGCAAGGGTGCGCCAACTGCAAAAGCATTTAAACGGTCAGCAAAGACAGCTAGAAAACGCCGTCGTTAATCAGTCAAAGTCAGCGACTAAGTACCATTCGGTGATGTAGTCTTTAAAGGCGATTAGACCTTTACCAGATTCGGCATAACTGCCGTTTGGCAAAACCCGCCAGAAACGCTCTACACGCATCCCGTTCTCAGTATCTCCAGAAACAACCAAGACAGTGGTCTTAGGTAGCCTTGAAAGGGCTTTTAAGAGGATTTCTTGGCCTTTGCTTATCTTCTCACCGTCTCGTTTCCATTCGCCAAACAGGAAGTGTCCTCGACGTTCTAAAACCATATCCAAGTTTGACGGCAACACCTTCCCAAGTAAACCTGACAGCTCCCCAAAATCAACATGGGGAGCATATTTGTCGCGCATCATGGTGTTTGCAACAACTGGCCTTCAAAAGCATACGTGCCAACGTGAGCTAACTTCACCCAAGGTGCTGCCCATACCGTTTTACCTATTTTGCGTGCTTTCTTACAAAAGTCGTAATCCTCAGAAAGCAAGATATTGGATTCTGGCTCTATCTGCGTAGCAAAGAACTCATTGATGGTTTCACCGTTATTGGGATTGCTCAAATCCAATACGTTATTTTTGTATGTCGGTACGTTGCCAATCAAATCCTCAAATACCTGACGTTTAATCAGCATAAAACCAGTTCCACCGTTCCAAATCTCTACTGGCTGGTTAATTGGCACTGTTACTTCATTCTTATAATCCACCAGATTGACTACAAACGCCCCTGTATGGTGTTTTAGCTGGTCATCCGGTACACCGGCATTGATTGCATTACGAACGGTCTGCCAGTTGATTTCTTTCTTTGGATAGATGCCACAAATAATGTCTTTATCGGCTTCTAACATTGGAATAATGTCATTAGGATTGAAGTGAATATCCGCATCAATAAACATCATATGCGTAGCGTCAGACTTCAAAAAGTGACTAGCCAGTAAGTTTCTAGCCCGTTGAATCAACGATTCATTAAACAGGTAAGAATAGCTAAGATTGATATTGGCTTCCTTGCATAGAATTTGCAGTTTTAAAGAAGATTGCGCGTAAAAGCCATAGCACAAGCCGCCGTACATCGGTGTTGCTACAAAAATATGTTTCATTAAATCCCCTTGTTGAATTAGTGGGCTGACCGAAACGTTGCCCAAGCGTTCCTAACCTGTCCTCAGAGGGACTCGCCTTCGGTCTGGCGGGGGTCTGGCAATTCTTCAATCAAAACCCGTATAAGGCCACCTTTGATTTGTTCTCCGCGAATCATCTCAATGTGGTCTACCTGAAAATCATCATCGAAAACCCCTGCGTCTTGAAGGCTGTCTAGGACTGCCTTAATCCGGTTGTCGATGTCAATTTTCCTCTTATCTCTAGGGCGCAAAATCATTGTTATCTTCAACTTCTTGTCCCCAAATTTAGGAATGTTCTTTTCTATGATGTAGTCCTGAACGTCTGTTTTGAATTGCCGTCCATTTTTTGAGAGAACAGTTCTCCCTCGAAAGTTTCGCCAGTAGGTATTCATACTTGGCGGGAACGGCAACTCAAGCCATACGTGCATTACCAAGGAATATCGCCAGCCATCTTATTCTTTGGTGTTATCTCTTTCGGATACTGAGAATCCTTCTGCTTATCTTTCCAGTCGGGGTCAGTTACCTTGATGTTGAAATACTCACCATGAGGTCCGTCGTTCTTCCAGATACCGAAATTAACAATCTGGCCTTTGACGCATAGGGTTCCCTTTAAATCAGGGTCAGTATCCTTTTGCTTGTATTTGTTGTGCGTGATTCTTCCCTTCAGTTCTTGGGGAATAAACTTTGTATACTCTTTTGCTTCACTCATTACAGGTTCCTTTATTTTGGGTAGAAATGCCCCGATGCTTTGGGGCGAGGTATGCCGGAAATTATTCAATAGCGTCCTCCAAGTCTGCAAAGGTATCTACACCTTGTTTGGCTGCTATAAATTGTGTCTTGGTCACAGCGTCCATGCGCTTAATTGCATCAGCGTTCCCCGCCTCCCAAGTTTTTCGCTTTTCTGACTTTTCTTCCTTCTTTAGCTTCGGCGAATTCTCGATAGCGTCCAGCATGGCTACATAACGCTCAATGTAGTCTTGCCAGTTCGTGCAATTAGCGTAAACGCTACCGTCAGGCAGGAATAGCTGATACTCGCTTACCGGTTCCTCAATAACGATTTCTGCTTCGCCCATGTCCTTGACTGTCTGGCTAGGCGTTTTGAACGTCTCAACTTCCTCTGGCGTGTAAACGCCAACGACGCACGACGGATAGACTGTTCTAACCCCTTCGCTGACGCATCTGGCTCTGAGCATAGCTCTGGCGTAATTCTTCCAGTTATCCTTAGACGTAAGTCCAATTCTCTTTGCCATCTCGAATGTCCAAGTGACAGTAACAGACCCGCCATTGGGGTGAGAAAAAGTACCAATAACTCTTTCATCCGTGTATTCCTCCCATTTGACTGAACCACCGGCTTGCTGGAAACGTCCAAGCATGGCATCAGCCTTCAAAGCAGGACGTCCTTGTATGACATGAAAATCCCTCATAGCAATAGCAGGGTGCATATTTTCAGCTTGACAGAGAAGCATAATTGCCATTGCTTCCTCAGTCGATTTAAAGCCGAACATCTTCGACTTGGCTGCTACTTCAGCCATCTCTCTTATTTCTGTAATCGGTACTAAGGCGGTCATAAATTCCTCGCTTTCATCATTTCTTCTGCTTGTGCATAAGCGGCTAAAGCAACATTCATCCTTCGCTCATTACTATCAGAAAAAGTTGGGTCAGTATCAAAAATAGGTATTAACGCTTTCATGGCTTCACCGGCAAAGTGGTCGCGCAACGTCATACCGCTTTCTTGTGTGCCTGTCTTGGGATTGTGTCCAGAAGGATAAGCAAACATATCGGCCTCACTTGAGTAAGAAGCGGCGAGAACCTGCCGTTTCCGAGACAAACTTTTCGTAAAGGTCGGGTTGTTGGGCTTGGAATAACTTAGCGTCGAATCGTTTGCTGCCTTTGCTGTTTTTCCATGTTGCGAGAACTTTTCCATCGTAAGATACTAGCTCACTCGACCATTGCATATGGTTTTGCAAAGCTGTTAAAAGGTGTTCTTCCTTTTCTTCTAGCCGCTTGATTTCTTCCTTAATGAACTTGAGTGCTTCGGCTGCTTTCTCAATGGGCTGTATGGCAACGATAGATGTCCCAGCGTCTTGAGAATAAATAAGTTTTGTCTGCTCCGTGTTCTCTGGCTCAAGTGGCTGTTTGGTAGCGACTGCACTCCAGAAACGTGCCATATCCTTAATAAGCGATTCCTTTTGGGCTTCAGAAATTGTAAATTCAAACGTCTCAAAATTCTGGCCGCCAAAGAGGACAGCGAGTACAATTTTCTCAACATTGTGAACTGCCGCTTCGTGGATAATTTGCGCCATGTCTGCCGGAGGGATAATGTTCGCTTCCGAATCAAACTTGTTGCGAACCGCTGCGTTGTAGTTTTTGGCTTCCACCAGCGTTTTGCCGTCAGCAGAGATAAAATCGAAATGTGATTTGAGCCACGTTTCTTTCGGATGTGTAAGTGCATAGTCAGCGTCCTTTAATTCAATCTGTAGCTTGTCCTGCGCCAGTCTGCCAATTGTTGGCTGCATTACATGACCCATTTGGACAGCTTCCACTTGAGACAGGTCTGGACGCTCTTTCAAGCCTAGCTTTTCAAGAACAGCTTCATTGCCCCTGCCGTTGGCTGCTTTCCTACTGTCACCGCTCCACCATGCGCTATTGCGTACCTCTGGCGCGAAATCGTTCTGGTCATTTGCCATTATTTATCTCCACAAGTTAGGAATAGTAATTCTGCGAATAATTTAATAATTTTGTCCTGCTTACCTACTTCTGCTTCCAACGTTGCTACTTGGTCACGCAACTGCATATTTTCACTAAATAAACTCTGTAAATTCTTGTTCTGTGTTGCTTCAAATGGCCTAAGTAGGTCTTCTACGCTTAGTGCCTTTAGGCTCTCTATTGGGGTGTTCATTGGGTTTCTCCACGGATGTTAGGAAATAGTGTGTCTGGAAATAGCGCAGCAAGGTCATAGGTGACAGGCTCCATTGGTTCAAACAATAGTGCTTCGGTCTTACATAATTGGGAATCAAGACGCATAACTGCTGCGGCTTCTGTGCGGACACCGCCTTCAACTAGGTCAATGCCAGTTATGGGGTTGTGACACTTACGGCCTTTGAGATACTTACAGTCAATGCAGAGCTTTGGTTCACTCATTGTTTACCCCTTTGATGGTTAGGAAATACAGTAGGACTATATACATTATTTGGATTATGTTCAATATCTTTTTTCACCTCACTTTCTTTTAGTCATAGCAAGGGCTACGTATAGGGATGATGATGAGTCATGCCGATACTTCAACCCATTGGTTGTCCGCATTAGTAATGCGTTCCGCTGCTTTATTTATCGGGCGATGTTTCTCGTCATCCCTGACGCTCTCAATCAGCCTATTAGCCCGTTTATCGCTTGTGGCGGCACACTCGCGTACCCGTCCCCCTTAATCAAGGTAAACCGCTTTTATCCCGTGCTGGCACAGTCAGGCCACTTGCTATCGTGCGGGGTACGGTAAACGCTTTGGGCAATAAAAAAAGCCAGTTACAACTGAGTCCGGTGATGGTTCCCCTCAATCGATGGGGAGACAGACTCATGTGTAACTGGCTTCTATTTATCGACCATCACGTCAACAAATGCGAATCTACGTGCGCGGGGGTGAATTGTCAATCAGGAGGCGTTAAAAAAGTCCACAGAATCCATGCAACTATCGTCAAAAGCATTACGCCCATACCCATAAATATCCCCCCGACTAAAATTGTGAATAAACTAGCAAGCATTTTTAGCTTTTTCTGCTTTGATTTCAGCAATAGGACGCCAACCGAACTTTCTCCAAGTGCGCGTGACATCAGTATTATTGGCAGGAATCCACTCTCGACCTTCTAAAATGCCTAAAGACGGACTAACAGAGCTTGCCAGTAATTCTACGTCTCTTATCGTCTCTAATCGTTTAAATACCCGATTCTGAACTTCTAGTTCAATATCAATCATTGCGTTTTTTAATTTACCCATGTTTAAACCCCTTTAAACGGCGTATACGGCGATTAAATAGGGTTACCCATAGTCAGGTAACCCTATACAGATTAAACGTCTCAGATTGGCATTTTGTCGGCCATACCTGCTATTTCATTCTTTTTAACGTCCCTGCCTAAAAAGCTAATAAAGGCATATTGAAGGGAACCTTTAACGTCATTAGACCAAACGCTAAACCATCGTTCATTACCTTTATTGTCAACAAGTTGCCAGTCGGTTGTGCCATGTAAATAGGCCTTTACACAATTTTTACCATCAGCGTGAAATGCAATCATAAAACCCCCATAAAACGATTAGGAACACCCATAGGCCGATTAAATAGGCTAGCCAGTAGTTGACTAGCCTAAACAGATTAAACGTCTCTAAACAGTTTTAAAATAATCAATCCATGCCCTAATAATGTCCCAATTAATGCCAATGGTTGCATCATGGTTCTTTTTGATTAGCTGTAAAACTTGTCTAGCTTCATCATTGGTTAATGAATCGTCAACTTCTTGAACGTCAGTAAAGTGCCAATGAATAGATATTTCATCAGATAATTGAATCATGGTTATCCCCAAAGGTTAGAAAGAAAGCAAAACAAAGAAAAACAAGTAAACAAGTGCAGCACCGATAAGACCAGCAAAGTATTCAAAGAATGTTTCAGGCATGATTAACCCCTTAAAAAGTACAGCAGCCACAACAAGGTGCATCCTCACACCGACCCCTTGCGTTTTGAATATATTCTTTGTTTCCAATAACGTATAAATCAGAGAAGTCAGAACCACGGGTTTTCTGAACCAGCACAAGTTTTTTACCGTTATATTCGACCTTGTCACCGGGCAATATCGCTTGACCCGTACGCTGGCATTGACCCCTATATTTTGCTATGAACATAATCAACCCCTTATCAATGAATTTTATAAGATACGTTTGCAATCTCACGGTTCCAACAGTCTCGACAATCTAAGCACTTATTCTCTTGAGCTGGTGCTTTGCAAGTAAAGCTAACAGTACTGACAACAGTTGACGTATTGCCTGAATAGGCTGGTGCTTTACCGTCAACCATTGCACCTGACAAACGTACACATAAGTTTTTAGGAAAGTCTCCGAAAAGCTCTCGAAATTGATAAATAAGCTTTTTTTCTTTTGTTGGTAGCCAAAAGTTAACATCCGGCAATCTATCGGCAATTCGTGCAATGTCTAGCAAGTGCTGGAATGATTGCAAGTCACCGGCATCATGCCAGCGAAAATAAGTCTCTTTTGAGCTTGAAATAAGCTTGACCATACTATCAACCCAAGAGATTGACGAAAGACCGTTAAATCGCTTTGTATGAGCTTGGGTGACACTTGGGTATTGATAGTTTGCTTTTAACGCATAACAACCAAAGCAAACCGAGCCTTCAATCTTTGCGAGCTTTGCGCCTACATTGCAGAGCTTTGCAGAAATACCATAAGACAAGCCCGGCATTTTTGAAGGTTTACCCAATGAACCTGCAATATCGTTGGCAAGCTTTTTGGATAGTTTTGAAGGTGGTACTGCAAATAGAATAGTTTGCACAATAAACCCCTGTTAGGAAAGAGTAGGAAAGCCAGTTAAGCACTGGCAAGCTTTGTTTAATTGTCGTTTGCTAAGTTGTAAAAACCGTATGCCATTAGAGTTAAACCTGAAATACATAATGCAAGACAAGCATGAATAGATGCAGAACTAAGACAGGCTACGATTGTGAGAATGAAAAACATCATTGAAATTAAAATCAGAGCGGTAGAATCTTTGAAGTGAATCATTTTGTTTTTCCTTAAATAAAAAGTGTTAAAACTTTAAGAAATGATAAAGATAGAACTATTACGACAACAGTATCTATGATTGATTGCATGGTGCTCTCCGAAAGGTTAGGAAATGCCAGTTAAGCACTGGCAAGCTTTTGATTAGATACCAGCCCAACGATTAGCTTGAACCGTATCGACTAAGCGGTAAACAGTAGCGTGGAATTTTGTTTCACCGTGGCGGTATGACTTGCTGAAACGAAAGCCAGTTAATTTCAAGGCTGGAACTAGAACCGCTGCTGTAAGTTTTCTCATGATTTACTCCGGTTAGGTTAGGAATTTCTGTGCTGCTGATTACTATTATATAGATTAGATAGGTTATGTCAACGGTAAATTATATTGTATTTATTTATTGAATACGTATAAACCATAGTATCTACATATCATAGTTACTATATATATATATAGTAAGGATATATCTATACATAATCTACTTATACTGTAAATGATATATATTAAGCATGCCTATTCTTTAAGCGGATAGGGTCAGTGATTGTTAACTCTCTCCCCGCTTGGATTTAACAATTGGCTTGGGGCATTGGGGCAGCATCAACTCTACGCATACACACTACTACTGGCAGTCTACTGGTCTACCACTGGCACTCATTGGGTATTGGGTAGGGGTAGACAGCTTGCATCTGATACCCAGTTCCTAGCTGGCTTTTCAATTGGTCTTCAAGGGCTTGGAGTGCGTGCCCCTTTCATCTTCCACCCCAAAAAAAATATGTGTTTTTCTGTAGTTCTGATAATCTTTACTTGAATCGTTGTGATTCTCCTTCGGTGTTGGCTGCACATTGTTTCTCGCTTAGTGCAGTCATTTGGCCCATCTCTTGTAGGTGGGCTTTTTTTGCCTGTAAAAATGAGCTACGGTTTACCGCTGGCTTTTTTTCGTCTATAGTGTGTATATTGATTAGGGGGGATAAACATGAGAGTTCTGATTAGGTCTACATACTCAAGCAACATTCAGGGGTTGCATGACACCTGTTCTCCGAACCACAGGGCGTACTGTGAGAAGTGGGGCTATGACTACAAGGCTGTTTACTTTGACTATGAGAACTACAACGGTGTAGTGATTGATGAGTTGAGGGATTTGTTAGAGGAATTGAAGGCGTATGACGTAGTGATGAGTGTTGGCATGGACACGTTGTTTATGAACCATGACATTAGGGTTAAGGATGTGTTTGAGCTTTGGGACAATGTTGTGGTGGCTAGGGAAGAAACGGGCTGGTGGCCTTTGAATAACGATGTGATGATTTATCGGTCTGGTCCGGCTAGAGGTGAGGTGTTAATAAACCGTATGATTAATGACTTTGACGTATGGAAACAATACCCGTGGCGACAGCAGACGCATTTATGGAACTTGATTCAAGAGGACAAGGTAATTAATAAGTTGGTGAGGTTGGTGCCAGCCAAGGAAATGAACCAACATCCAACACATTGGCAGCTTGGCGATTGGATAGTTCATTTCTACAACATGAGTCTTGAGGATAAGTTAGCCAATGCTAAGAACATGCTGGAGCTTTTCCCTGACGGCAAACCCGTATGGAAGCAAAAGATGGACGGCTTGCGTCCCGGTGTTATTTAAGGGGATGCCATGATAGTTGAAAAGTCAGTGCCGTTACCTGAAGGCAAGAAAAGGTATCCGTACAAAGAGATGGACATAGGTGACAGCTTCTTTGTTGGGGAAGGAAAGTTGCAGGTGGTGTGTAACGCCAATTACAGGGCATCTAAACGGTTAGGGATGCAGTTCATAGCGAGGAAAGAAGTGGAGGGGGTAAGGGTATGGAGAACAGCGTAGAAGATTATGACAGTGGCGTATTGAAGTTTAACGTAGACATGACGGTCGATACATTCTTTGACCAATATATTTTCTGGCGGCTTAAAGACGTATTGAGGTATGAGGAAGACCCAAGGATTCGTCGTGCGTGCCATGAACTGATAGCCTATATGAAAACACCGGAGAGTAATGATGACTGAAGCAATAAACTACTTAATGCCTCTAGCAATGGAGGATGTGAAGAAAGCCTATATGGAAAAGGTCTACACGATGAGCCATGCAGAGCTGTTCCATGAATTGATGCGTGTCCATACTGAGTCGGCTAAGTTGCTGCGGGATGCTAACGATGAGACAGCAAGACTAAAAGATGCTCTTGAGCGACTCAGTACCCTTAACTGATAGGTACGCAGAAGAACTTCTGCTCTCCCGTACCATCTTAAAGAATGAGATGCTACGGGCTACTAAGGCTATTACCATTTTAGATAAGCGCAAGCTTTTGCAAACGTGGGAGAAAATGTACAAGCCTGAGATAGTTGAGGAACTGCTACGTGTCGCTAAAGACAAGGATGCGCGGTACCGTATCGCTAACTGGAACTTAGAACAGTTCAGCACTGACCGACGAAAGTTTAAATGAAGTTCAATCTCAAACAGTTCTACGCCTTCTGCTCTGAGTTAAAGATTGAAACCAAAGAGCAAGGCTTACGTAATCTGGACAGTCTCCTCGGAACTCAGACCTATGTCATGGATGAGATTACTAGCGGCCTAGAGAACGGTATCCATTTCTTTGTCATCTTGAAAGGCCGTCAGCTCGGCATCACCACAATAAGCCTAGCCTTAGACCTTTACTGGCACTACATCAATGCGGGGTTAAATGGAACGCTTGTTACAGACACAGAAGAAAACCGAGACATGTTCCGAGGCACGCTCGGCAGCTACATGGATGGTTTACCAAAAGAATTCAAGATACCCATACTTGCACACAATCGGAACTCTCTTTCCCTCAAAAACAGAAGTCGTATCTTTTATCAAGTCGCTGGGCTTAGAGCGAAAGGAAGTCTTGGTCGTGGCAAGGGCATTACATTCCTTCACGGAACGGAAACTTCGTCGTGGGGAGATGAAGAAGGTCTAGCCTCCTTACTGGCGTCGTTAGCTGAAACCAATCCAAAGCGTCTCTACATATTCGAGTCCACTGCTCGCGGGTTCAATATGTTTCACGATATGTACGTGACCGCTAAGAGAGCGCGAACTCAAAAGGCAATCTTCTGCGGCTGGTGGCGCAATGAGTTCTATTCTGCTGCTCCAGAGACAGATGTGTACAAAGTCTATTGGGACGGCAAACTTACTCCTGAAGAAAAAGAGTGGACGCGAGATATTAAGAAGCTCTACAACGTAGAGATTAACTCGCGCCAGATGGCGTGGTGGCGTTGGAAAATGTTGGAAGGCATTAAGGACGATTCCTTGATGTATCAAGAGTTCCCGCCGACCGAAGACTATGCGTTCGTCATGACAGGCACATCGTTCTTTTCTAACGCACGGTGTACTGACGCCATGAAGATTGCAAAGAAGATTGACTGCGACCATTACCGTTACGCGATGGGTGTCAACTTCCAAGACACTGAGGTAATTAAATCAACTGAACGCCTGTCAACATTGAAGGTATGGGAGGAACCCATTGATACGGCTTATTACGTTATCGGTGCAGACCCTGCTTATGGTTCTTCTGATTGGGCTGATAGGTTCTGCATTCAAGTCTTCCGTTGCTACTCTGACGGAATGGAACAGGTGGCAGAGTTTGCGACCTCTGAACTTAATACGTACCAGTTTGCGTGGGTTATTTCGCATCTTGCTGGAGCCTACAAGAACTCGACGCTTAATCTTGAAGTTAATGGGCCGGGACAGGCTGTTCTAAATGAGATTAAGAACCTGCGCCGTCAAGCGGCAAGCATGGGCAACGCAATGGGCAAGAGTTTGATGGACGTCTATGGGTCCATGTCAAACTACATCTGGCGGCGTAATGACACAATGGGTGGGTTATCTAACTCTCTAGGCTGGCTAACTACAGCAGCAACCAAAGAGCGAATGATGAACTACACCAAAGACTTGTTTGAACGCCAAATGCTAGACGTTTATTCCGTTGATACGATTGAGGAGATGAAGACCATCATTCGTGATGGCGCATCTATTGAGGCATCTGGTCGCAATAAAGATGACCGAGTAATGGCAATGGCCTTGGCGTGCGCCGCTTTCTCAGAACAAGTCCAGCCGCAACTTATCCAGCGCAAGCTAAGTCGTAAGGTTTCTAGAGAACTAGAACAAAAGACACCTGAACAACTTTCCGTCGGGAAAGGTGTATCCAATTATTTGAAAGCTATCGGCATCTATGGAAACTAACGTCCTAGCCAAGAAGGAATTGATAGCGCAAATGCGTCGGTTCATCCGAGATAAGGAACGTGGCATTTCCATGAAACTCTTTGCCGACTTGTGCGGGGTCAACAAGGCTCACTTGCTAGACGTTTTTTGGTATCGTTCCGAACCCTTGACCGAATATATTCAGCGCAGAGTCGATAAAGGCTACAAAGCATGGCAGCGAGGCGAGGTAGCTATCATGCAATTGCGTAACCGAAGCAAATACATTGAATACCGCAGGGAAGCTAAACCGAGAATACTACCCACTACTGGCCTACAAATGATTAATGGCAAGATAGGGATTAGATTAGGTATGAGGAATATAGACGATTATTCGCAACCACCATTATTTGAAGGGGATAACAATGGCAGTTCTACATGATTACAAATGCCCAAAGCACGGCTACTTTGAGAGCAGAAAGGGGCAATGCCCCATGAAAGACTGTTCCGAGGAGGTAGCAATAGTCTACTTGCAAGCTGTAGGCGCCATGTCAGACGGCACAAAGAAGAACGACAAGACCATTAAGCAGTTGGCGATGGATTTTGATATGACAAACATCAAATCTACCCGTGAAGGCGAGAATCAAGCGGGATTCTTTACCAGAAAGAACAAAACCTCTAAGAAACAGCTTGAGAAGGAAGCAGCTATCGCATCTCAGCGTCCTAGAGAGCCAAGACCGGGGGATTCCGCTATTTGGGGCGGGGATAACCGTTATAGCTTGGGAAATGTAATAAAAGGCGGTGCTGTACGGTCAGTTATGGGAGAATCGGTCGGAATGAACCCAAGAGACGCTGGAAACTTGACAGGACCCAAGGCTGCGTCGTACATTGCCGACCATGAAAACCTACAAGTGAAGTCCTAAATGCGGATACCAACCAAAGACTTAGAGCGTGAGTTCTTCTACCGCGACTTAATCGAAAAGTGCATGGTGTCGTTGATTGAGCGAAAAGGTGACTACGCTTCTCTGCGTGCTTGGTTTTTGTTCGGTGCCGGACCCGATGAAAACCCCGCCCTATTCAATAAGATTTATCCGCACATTGACCAACTAACATCGTTCTTATATTCCGCTGAGACAACACGTTTTTCTATTAACGTCGGCGCGTCAGTAGCTGGACAAGAACACACTAAAATTCCAAAGCTAACATCAGCCTTGAATGATGAGTGGCTAAATTCTAATTGCGACCAAGTATTCTCATCTGCACTAACGTGGTCCTTGGTATTTAACTCGACCTTTATCAAACTTGTTGTCAACAACGGTATCCATCCCTACATGGTAGAGCCTAGCTCGATAGGCGTTCTACGTGAAGACGTTACCTACACTGACAGGCAAGAAGCAATAGTTCAAACCTATTACATTACGAAATCCGATTTATACAATCGATTGTATAGTCACCCTAAACGGGAAGAAATCGTAAAGAAGATACAAGTAGCAATGCACACCAAGACCGAAAATATGCCAGAGGGTCTTGACCGCCTTATCATCTCTCAGTCAAACCCAACTATCTTTGGTAACGTCAACTTAGACTTGTACGGCACTAATCGTTACAAAGCCCGTGTTGCTGAAGACACCGTGAAGATGTATGAGTTGTGGATATGGAACGATGAGATTGAAGATTATCAAGTGGTCACGATGGCTGACCCTGACATCTTTATCTATGACCGTCCGGGTGCCTCAGTATTTTTAAAAGGCGAATTGCCATTTATTCAAATTTGCCCTAACCCGCAGTTTGATTATTATTGGGGTCAAAGTGAAGTTGCCCGTCTAAACTTGCTGCAAGCTGTACGAAATAACCGAATGTCAGAGATATTGGATTTGTTATCCAAGCAAGTGTCTCCTCCAAAGGTGTTCTCTGGCTTTATGGGTATTACGGATGAGAAAGCCTTTGCGTTTAATCGTCCCGGCTCGTTTGTCTCCAGTGATATGCCAAATGCCAAGGTAGATTCAGTTGCACCAGAGATGCCATCGTCACTATTTGAGGTAATCCATGAAATTGATGCAATGTTTGCAGAAGCATCTGGAATATCAAGTGTTCTGTCTGGTCGTGGTGAGCAAGGTGTGCGCTCCGCTGGTCATGCTTCTCAGTTGGCCCGTCTTGGAAGTTCTCGCGCAAAGAAACGTGCCTTAATTGTTGAAGACAGCTTAGAAAAAGTAGCTACGCTGTACTTGAAGTTGATTCAAGCCTACGACAACACTCATTTTACGGATGAAGAAGGCAATAAGTTTATTGCTGAACAATTTACCAAAGATTTTGTCGTGAAAGTGGACGCTCACTCCAATAGCCCGATATTTACAGAAGATATGCGTCAGTTAGCGTTTAACCTGTTTAAAGCTCAAGCTATTGATAAAGAATCTTTGCTTGACTTGCTAGAGCCGCCAATGAAACAATTGTTAATAGATAAATTAAAGAAGCGCGAAAAGACGCAAGCGCAACAGCCTCAAGCAAAACCTGAAGGTAAACCAGATTTAAAAGCAGTGGAGGGATAATGGCAACTAAACCTGATTACTCGCCAAAAGCAGACCAGCCGAGAGTACAGACCGGCGAATTAAAAAGGGCTGAGGCTGCGCCATCCATGCAGTATCGGGTGTCGGGCATAAAGTCTTTTAATCCCCGTCAAGCAAGAAAGATGGGCCGTATGGGTGAACGATAGGAGTACATCATGTACAAAAAAATGAAGCGCGGTCGTAAGACCCGTCGTTAATTCCCGCAAGGGATGAGGTATGGCTGACTTCCTCTCCTAAGTTGGCCGCGGCTAATTGGAGAAATCACATGGCACGCATGAAACGTAAAGGCCGTAAAGGTTGCAAGTAATTAGTCCCTTGTGGATTAAACCCAAGGGGGAGGGGAAATACTCCCCCACTTGACATTTGCTGATAGTCTGTTCTAATCGCGTCTAGATTGACGATAGAGGTTATTTATGAGCGTACCACCCGATAAGTTAATGGAATTGATTGGCAAGCAGCAAGGTAATCCTGCTGAAACTCTTCCTCCTGATACCACCTCAATGTCTGACCCGTCTACGTCTCCTATGTCGGCACCGATGTCTACGCCAGAACCAAAGATGGGGAATCGTGAAGGTGCGATGGTCAACATTTCAATGGCAATGGATTTGATTGAGCAAGCCTTGCCAAGTCTAGGAAGTCAATCCGTAGAAGGTCAAAAAGCGTTAGCCGCTATTCGTTCGTTGACAAGCGTAATTGGCCCTCGCAAGCAAAAAACAAATGAACTCCAGCAATCTGAGATTATCCAGATGCTACAGAACTTGCCGCAAGCCGGTGGCGGTACGCCTGAAGGCCGTGCAATGTCGCAAGCTCCTATGGTCCCGAACCTCCCGCCAATGCCCGGAGCAGAACCTTCTCCGATGAGTATGCCCGGTGCTGGTGGTGGCGGTGCTTTACCCCAACCCACTCCAATGTAAGGAATTATCATGGACCTGTTTAAACCAAGAGGTGCCAATAGCCCTCGCCGCCCTACCGACAACAACCAGCAAAACGGTGTTGTAACGAACCCTCCCCGCTATGCAGACTTTGGTGGTCTTAATGCTGCTAACAAAATTGGTAGCAAAAATAAGATGGGTGTTCAAAAACCCGGTGACGGTAAAAAAGTAATCTAACGTAGTTAGGGGATAAAAATGAGTCTTGAAGATATGTCTTTTGAGCAACGCGACCAATTAGCGTTGTTAATGCGTGAACTTTCCGATAATCCAGCAACCAGAAAAGATGTTCTGCGTTTAACTAAGCAAATTAAACCAGACCTAGTTATTCCTGAACTGGATATTGAAAGTAACACTAAATCGCACATTGATAAGCTAGAACAGCGGCTTATGGAACGTGATGCAAAAGAGAGAGAGCAAGATGCTGTACGCGACCTTGAATCACGCCGTAACAAGTTAATGAAAAAAGGTTTTGTTCAGAACGAAGACGATATTCACGAAGTTGAAAAGATTATGCTTGAAAAAGGCATAACTAATCACGAATCGGCAGCGGAATACTGGCAGTGGATGAAACAATCCGCTACACCAACGCCTATAGGTTACAACCCGTCAGCCGTCAGTAAGTTCGATTTAGGTAAATACTACAAGAACCCTGTTGGTGCAGCTAGAGATGAAGCATCAAAAGCACTCCAAGAGTTGCGTCAAAATAAGCGACCCATTGGATTTTAATTTAGTAGGGGATAAAGTTTTTTAGGAGATAACCATGCCTATTGGTGGCGGTATCATTCCAGCAACAGGTAGTACGCAATATACCGAGTTGACTTACGTCACACGGCGTGCGTTCATTCCGAAGCTGGTAGTTCAACTATATAATTCGACTCCGCTAATGGCGGCTCTGATTGCTAACTCGCAACAGGCTTCCGGTGGTGTTTCTTCCGTAACCGTTCCCGTTCAAGGCGCACAGTTTGTGAACGCACAATGGTCTGATTACTCTGGTTCGTTTAACCAGCCATCAGTCCAGCAAGGTGCTTTCAACGCTGAATTCGACTTGAAGCTGATGATTGCTCCAGTACCGTTCCTCGGTATGGAAGGCGCAGTTCAACAGGACGCTGCAATCATTCCTTTGATTGAAGCTCGTATGAACGATGCGACTAACGTGATGATGGATGCAATGGCAACCGCCTTGTACACCAACAGCACCAACACGCAACAGTTCACTGGCTTGCCAGCCGCTGTTTCTGCTTCTGGCACTTACGGCAATATTAGCCGTTCGGCGTTTACTTGGTGGCAGTCAAAGTCGTATACAGCCGGTAACGTAAACCCAACTCGTCAAAACATCCTGCAATACATTTCTGGTACCGTTAAAAACAGTGCTGAAGTGCCTTCGTTTGGTGTTTGCGGTTTTGGTACATGGACCCTGTTGGCTCAAGACTTTGTTGGTCAAGAGCAATATGTTATCACTCCGGGTTCCGGTTTTGACAGCGACTCCAACGGCCCACAAGCAGCGTTTCGTGCTTTGATGGTCGCTGGCGTACCTATTTATCCTGACCCCTACTGTCCAGAAGGTACGGTTTACTTCCTGAACACTAACTACCTGTCGCTTTACATCCATGAGCAAGGTTCGTTCGTGTTTACTGGTTTTGAATCGACTCTACCTAACTGGCAGATTGGTTACGTTGGTGCTGTATTGATGATTGCTGAGTTGGTTTCAACTAAGCCTAAGTCAATGTCAGTGGTGTCGGGTTACAACTCTCTCAGCATATAAGGAGCTAACCATGTCACTAAGTACCAATAAAATCATCCTTTCGGGCGCAGCAACCAACACCGCCGGTGCCTATTTTCTGACCACTACTATTAGCGCAGTTAGTACGGGTAATGGCACAGTTATTCCAGCGGGTGTTTATTTGATGTTTCCAACAGCAAATACATCTATTTTGGCTTTCAACGGTACGGCAAATGCAACATTGATGGTAGCAAACACAGGCGGCGTCATTATTTCTGATGGCGTAAACGTGTATGCAAAATCAACTGGCACAGAAACCGTTACCCTGCTGGCTACTAATGGCGGTCAGAACGTCAGCAGCACCTACGTATCGTAAGGGGGAACTATGGCAAATCCAGATTCAGTCTCGCAAAAATTACCCGACAGTTTTGGTAATTACGCAATTGCCGGAACTACTGCTGCGTCTTTGGCTGCCACTGGAAATGCTGTTGTTGCCCTTCCCATTCTTTCGGGTGGGTTGACTGCTGGTAATACTGTAGTTTCTTCCGGTGCTGTTATTGTTCGTCGCGTGACTATTCAAAATCCTAGTGCTAACGTATCTACGGGCAACATTTCGATTTTGACTAGCAGCGACGGCAATGTAAGCAATGTGGTAGTGGCTAACGTAGTTCTTAGCAGTTTAACGGGTACTGGCACATTCCAAGACGTAACCATCTCTGGTGGTAACGTCATTGTGTCAGGTTACAACAGCCAAGCCTTATTCTTGAAAGTTAATACTGCCGTTGCTGGCACTATTGATATTCGGGTGTATGGCGACACAGTGAACTTTTAATTATGCAAAACGTCTATGTGACAAACAAATGGGAAAAATCCATAACCTTTAGTTTCAACTACATACCTTACACATTTCCTGTGGGTGAGAGTGTAGAGGTGCCGCTGGAGGCTGTTTGTCACATATTCGGGCATAACGACCCTGATAAAGAACCGTATATGGCGCGGTTGGCTATGATTCAGACGAAGGCAGATATTCCTGCCGGATTAAAAATCCTTGAAAAGATTCTGATTACGGACCAGCCGCCAAAGAAAGTCCACTCGTTATCCCCGGTGGTTGAAAGAGTACCCCTGCCTTCTAAAGAGGCTGGGGGAAAAGTCAACGTAGCAGCTTAATATGGACCGTAAATGTCGCAGACACTGCAAAGCTACATTACTGCTGTCAGATACTTGTTGCACGATGCAAACGCAAACTTTTACACCAACAGTCAACTAACTGACTACATCAACGGTGCTAGAGCGCGAGTTGTTCGTGACACAGGTTGTCTTCGCACGGTCCAAACAAGTCAAACGCCTTGTACCCCTGTAGCTGGTGGAAGAAAGCCTGTTATTTGGTCATCCGGCTTAGTTGTAACTGTGGGTGATTACGTATTTTCCAATATCTTTATTTATGCGGTAACTGTTGGTGGAACTTTGGGAGCAGCTCCCGATTATCCTTCTTCGTATGACATTTACCCGCCAAGCACACCGTTTACTAGCGGCATGGCTACTGTTCAGTACGCCGGTCCTTCAGAAATAATTAATTATTCTTGTTTGCCGTCTGGAGTTTTAACTTTGGACGTCATCAACATTAACCTCTATTGGGGAAATTCCAGAATACCGTTGCGCTATATGCCTTGGACAGACTTTAACGCACAGTTGCGTTACTGGCAGAACCGCATCGGAACGCCGGTTGCTTTTAGTATATACGGGCAATCTCAAATCTATATTGGACCCGTTCCTGACATAGCTTACACAATTGATTTAGATACGGTTCTCCTGCCAACAGATTTAGTAAATCTGTCTGATGCGGATAATATTAACGAACCTTTTTCTTCTCCAGTTAAGTTTTATGCTGCTTACCTTGCTAAATACTACGAACAATCGTTCGGTGAATCTGAGATTTATTTAGGTCAGTACAAACAGCAAATTCAAGCGGTTCAGGCATCCATTTACACTCGGAGACTGCCTGACCCTTACTCAAGAGCGTACTAAGTCATGGCTGCCGCAGAACAAAAAAAATCGTATGAAATTGTTAAAAACTTTCGTGGCGTAAACACGAAAGCTAACCGCACAGCTATTGGCGACGATGAATTCTTCTGGCTTGAGAACGCAATGCCGGTGGGATACGCCAACTTAAAGATTACTCCTACTTTTGATGCCGTTGGCAGTATTACGTTTTCAAATACGGTTGTTAATTTCTTTTCAGCCAATATTGGTTTAGATGATTATTTAATAGCTTTTCAAAGTAACGGAAGCTGCGAATACGTCAATCTAACAACTAATGTTAAGGCTACATTAGCTTCCGCTAACACATTTTCTACTAGCGGCATGAATGTTAGCCAATGGAAAAACGAACGTCTTTTAATTAGTGACCCAGCTAAAGGATATTTTACGTGGGACGGAACTAATTTAGTTTCGATTGGTTCTGTTGGGTCTATTGGAATTGTTAGCAAAGGTTCAGGTTATACGTCTGCTCCTGCTGTAATTATTTCTGCTCCTAATCAAACAGCAGGAATACAAGCAACGGCGGCAGCTACTATATCTGCTAATGCTGTTTCTTCTATTTTTTTATTAGAGGCTGGTTCTGGATATACGTCTTCTCCAACAATAACATTTAACGGGGGCGGCGGCTCAGGAGCTAATGCGGTAGCGTCTATTACAACATTCGCTCAAAACACTGTATCCGTTTTTGTGACAAGTGGTGGAACAGGATATACGTCTAATCCGAATGTATCTATTTCAGGTGGTGGCGGTACCAATGCAGCAGGTCAAGCTATTACTAGCGGAAACATTGTGACGCAAGTCGTTATGACCAACAATGGAACTGGCTACACAAACAGCTCAAACATTACAGTATCTATTACTGGCGGCGGCGGTTCTAACGCTACGGCTAAAGCTATTATTAATAGCGAAACTAACTCAGGTATTCAGTCGTTTTCTGGACGGGTTTGGATTTCTAGCGGAAGAACTGTTTATTACTCAGCCGCTGGTTCGTACAGTGACTTTGTAACGGTGTCCGCTGGTACAGTAGTGCTTACTGACGCTACATTGCACGGAAACATTATTCAATTATTGTCGGCTAATAACTTTTTGTATATTTTTGGTGACGATAGCATTAACGTATTTTCTGATGTGCGCGTAACGTCAACTGGCGCAACATTGTTTACAAATACCAACGTCAGTGCTTCGGTAGGTACTAAATTGGCGTATGCCATTTTCCCGTATTTCCGTTCTGTGTTGTTTATGAATGATTACGGTGTGTATGCGTTAGTTGGCTCAACCACTTCTAAAATATCAGATTCGTTGGATGGAGTATTTCCAAATATAGATTTTGCAACAGGAAATGTTAATGGCGGTCAGGTTCTTTTAAATAACATTTTGTGTGCTGCGTTTAATTTTAAATATACAGGCGGTTTAGGAACATCAAGCAGTCCAAGATACATACAAGCCATCTTTTTTGAAAAGAAATGGTTTTTTACTAGCGCAGGAAACAATCTACAGTTTGTTGTTTCTGTGCCGGTAGGCGGCAAGATTACGTTGTACGGTACAGATGGAAATTCGTGCGTGAAGATGTATGCGAACACAACGGCAAGTATTAACAGTTATGTTCAAACGTCTTTAAATCCGATGAAAGACCCAATTAGAACTAAACAAGCGTTGAAGGTTGGTATTGAAGCGACATTGACCAATTCTTCAATTATTACTGTTTCAGTTGATTCTGAAACTAGTTCTAGTCCTTCTGTTGAATTGGGTCAAACAGGAAATTGGATAAATAATTTTTCTAGCATTATTCCTTGGATTAACAATAGTTCAACAGTAATTAATTGGACTACTGGTTCTACAGGGTATACGTTGTACAAAACAGATGCCAAGCAGTATGGCAAATACTTAGGGATGACCGTGACATCAACCAATGCTGGCGTTGTGTACAACGGTTTTGAATATGAACATGAATTGAGAGTGAGGTTCTAAAATGGCTGTCCCATTTACTTTTGCTACGGCAACTACGTCTATTCCACTGTCTCAGTTGGATAATAACTTTTCTACGGTTACTACACTTGGCAACACATCCGTTGTTTTAGGTAACACGGTAACAAGCGTTGGTAATTTAACCGTTACTAATGGCACGTACACAAACTATACCGAGTCTGTTGTAAATATTGGTACGGTAACAACCACCAATACTTTGTCACTAACTAACGGTACAGTTCAAATAGTTACATTAACGGCGGCTAATACGTGTACGTTTACGATGCCAACAGCAACCGATGGTAAGTCGTTTGTTTTAATTGTTACTGGTGCTGCTACTGCTAATGCTACGTTTACCGGCGTTAAGTTTGCTGGCAATACGGCTCCAACAATTACTACGACCGGCAATAAAGATATTCTAAGTTTTATTGCTTACGGTTCTGCTTGGTACGGAAACTATTCGCAGAACTACCCATAAGAGGTTCCAATGTTTTCTTTTTCAAAAATTACACAAGCAAGGTCTAGTGCTGCTGGAGGTGGAGCTGCTCCATCAAACGTAAGTTACCTCGTTGTTGCTGGCGGGGGCGGTGGCGGCGCGTCTAAAACCGGTGCTATAAGTGGCGCGGGTGGAGGTGCGGGTGGCTACAGAGAATCAACACTAGCTGTTGCTAACGCAACTAATTACACAGTTACTGTTGGCGGCGGCGGTGGCGGTGGCATCGGTGGCGCAACGCCTACTGTAGGAACCCCCGGTAGTAATTCTGTTTTTTCTTCACTTACTTCTACTGGTGGTGGTTACGGAGCCGTGTCAGGTAATGCAGGTGGTATTGGCGTTGATGGAGGGGCAGGCGGGTCTGGCGGTGGCTCTGGCAACCTTAATAATGCTGCTGGTACGGCTGGTCAAGGTAATGCTGGTGGTGCTTCTGCTGCAAGCAACTACGGCGCAAATATGGGCGGGGGTGGTGGTTCGGGTGCTGTGGGTAGTAATGGCGTTTCGATAGGAAGCGTTGGCGGTAACGGTGGTATTGGCAATGCAACTGCTATAAGCGGTACTACGACTTTCTACGCTGGCGGTGGTGGCGGCAATGGCGATACCGTGCAAGGTCTAGGAGGCTCAAGTATTGGCGGCAATGCTGGCTCTACTCCTACTTCTGGAGTAATTAATACAGGTTCTGGTGGCGGTGGCTCTAGTGCGTCTAGTAACAATGGCGGTAACGGTGGTGACGGTATTGTAATTATTAGCTATCCATCTACCTTTGCTAATTTAGCAAATGTGGCTGTTACTTTAACTTGTAACGGTACGACTGGAAATACTACCCCTACTATTTCAGGTGGAAATAAAATTTATAAATTTACTGCTGGCTCCGGCAACATTACATGGTGATTGATATGGCTCACTACGCATTTTTAGATAGTAATAATGTAGTTACAGAAGTCATCCCCGGAAACAATGAAGGGGAAGGTGGCATTGACAATTGGGAACAACAATATAGTGATGTGCGTGGTCAAGTATGTAAACGCACTAGCTATAACACGGTAAAAAATGTTCACTTAAATGGCGGTATTCCGTTTCGTGGTAATTATGCTGGTATTGGCTACACTTATCGTGAAGATATTGATGCTTTTGTACCTCCGCAACCGTACCCAAGTTGGGTATTAGATTCTAATGTTACTTGGCAAGCTCCAGTTACTTATCCTTTAGATGAAAATGTTTATAACTGGAACGAAACTAATCAAGAATGGGAGGTGTTAAGTGGGACTTAATGCGTTTACTAAAACAGGCAACACCATCACGTTTACGGCTAACGTAGCAGCCCCTACGCCTGTCCAATGCCTCTCTACTACCTTGGGTGGCAACCAGTACCGTGTCATCAATACAGGCACGATAACGGTGTTTCTAGGCTATGGAAGTACGTCAGCAGAAGCCGCAAACAATGCTGTTGTCGTGACAAGTTCACAAACAGCGTTTCCTCTGTTGCCTAGTACGGATGAAATTTTGACGTTTGTGCCAAATGCTTATTTCTCAGCTATCAGTTCTAGTGGAACAGCAACAATATACATTACTCCCGGCGATGGCTTGTAATCCGTCATCGTAGTTAAAAGGAACAATTATGCTAAAGGTAGCTGGCGGTGGAGGGGGTGGAGGTAACGGTACAGGTACAGTAACCCAAGTTAGCACGGGTACTGGTCTTACTGGTGGCCCAATTACGACCAGTGGTACCGTTAGTTTGGCTAATACGGCTGTTACTGCGGGAACGTATGGTAACGCTACAACGGTTTCTCAAATTACCATTGATGCCCAAGGTAGGATTACTTCTGCGTCCAATGTCGGCATTTCTTCTAATGGCGTAGGAACTGTTACTCAGGTTAGCACCGGCACAGGTTTAACTGGCGGTCCTATAACGTCTTCTGGAACTATTGCATTAGCCAATACAGCGGTTGTTGCTGCCGCTTATGGCTCTGCTACTCAGGTTGGTACGTTTACAGTTGACGCTCAAGGCCGACTTACTGCTGCTGCTAATGCGACTATAAACATCGCGGTTGCCAATGTCTCTGGTGCTGTACCCAACACGGTTAATGTAATTGCTGGCACAGGCTTGTCTGGTGGAGGCGCATTGACAGCAAACGTCACTGTCAACCTTGCTAACACGGCTGTAACGTCAGGAAGCTATGGTAGCACTACTCAGGTAGCTGCTATTACGATTGACGCGCAGGGACGCATTACAGCGGCTGCTAACGTGGCTGTCAGCGGTGGAGGCGGCACAGGAAACATAGTTTCTAATGTTGTGACGGTTACGGCTGGAACCAATGTTCCTTGGACAAATGCAACTAGCGTTGTTTTGTCGTGGATAAACAATGCAAGCAATGTTGTTACGTGGACCAATACGGTGTATGCGGTCAACAACAACAATGCAACGATATTAGTCAATCATCCTTCTGCTCCGTTTGGCGTTGTCTTACCGTCAGCTAATACGGTGGTCGGACAGCAATACCAGATTAAGAAAATAGACAGTTCATCTAATGCGGTAACAGTTAGCACGACATCTTCACAAACCATTGATGGCAACTTAACGTATTCGTTAGCAACAATATACAAAAGCGTTACGTTGCAGTCAGACGGTTCCAATTACTATATTTTTGGGGCTGTATAACATGGATGGACAATTTTTATTTAATTTTGTAGTTGGCATAGCGGCTTTCTTTGGTGGCTGGACGCTAAACAATATTACTCGAATGATTAATCGCATTGATGAGGATATTCGTGAGATACCTTACCTATATGTAAGTAAAGATGATTACAAAACAGACATTGCTGAGATTAAAGGAATGTTAGGCAAGATATTTGACCGCTTAGAGAACAAGGCAGACAAATCGTGAACATGGAGACATTATCCATTGTTGAATTTGGGAATAATGATTCTCTAGGTGAGTTTTTGTTTGAAAACGGTCTACAACATAAGCTATTTCAAGAAATATTAATGGATGCTGGCATTTCGGTGCCTGTTTACCCATTAATTGATGCTGATACAAACAATTTAGATGATTGGTTATTGGCACATCAAGTCGAACATCAAGCGTTTGCTGGCTTCTTAGACTTAAATAATCCGTTCAATATGTTGGACGTTGACTTTAATAATGAGCCAGATTTCTATGATTGGATAGCTACCCATTTGTATATTCATGAACAAATTGTTGCTGCCCTAGGAATTTCTGAGGTCAATTAAAAAATGCTACCCACCCCCCAAAAAAAACCAGTTTCTGAGTTTCAAAAAAACCAACCTGTAATGGAGCAGGTCAATAAACAACGCTCTAAAGCAGCGCGTATGGACCCAATTGAAATTTTAGAACAATCGGCAGACGGAGATAGAGAATTAGCTATAAGGGTTTACAACAAATTAACTCAATTAGTTAATAGCGACCCTAATTTTAGAATAATGAGAGCTAACAACAGTCTATTTATATATAACAATCTTAGAGACGGAAGCGTTTCTTTATCTTTAGAAACGGCTGATTCACCAAGAGTTTTAATTGAAAGTATTCAATTGTTTTGGAAAGCAATGAAAATCGCTGGATTTAAAAAAGCAATTTTTGGAATAGATAATCCGCAAATTATAAAAGCTGGAAAAATGGCTGGCATTGATATAAAAACTGAACCAAGCGGAGAGATGTTAGATGATGGCGTAACTCCGGGTTTAATTGGAATAGGAGAATTTTAATGCCGGGCGTAGTTAAAGCTGCTAAAAAAGTTATTTCTGGTGCTGGAAAAGTTATATCCGGTGGAGCTAAAGTTGTTGGTGATGTTTTTAATGCTGCTGGAGATGTAATTTCTGGAGCAGGAAAAGTTGTCTCAGATGTTAATAGAGCCGTAGTTAAACCTGTTGTTAATTTTGGTGTAAAAACTGTTAAGTCTGTAGGTAAAGCTGCTGTAACTGTGGTTGAAAAAGTTACTGATAAAGTTATTGATGTTGCTACCAACATAATTCAAAACCCATTACCAGTGCTTGAGACAATTGCATTGACGTATGTGCTTGGACCTGCGGGTCTTGCAAAGGGGGCAGCAATTGGCATTACTACGACAACGATGGCAGCGGCTGTATCCTCCGCAACTGTAACGGCAGCCAACGGGGGAGATGTAAAACAAGTGGCAACTGCTGCCTTGATAACGTATGTAGCTGCTAATCCGGGACTAAGTGGACAAGAAAAAATTGTAGCGTCTGGTGCTATTCAATTAGCTTCTGGAGTAAAACCAGAAGACGTTATTAAAAATGTTATTGCTAGTACGGTGTCTAATACAATACTTCCAACTGTATTAAAAGATTTAAACGCAACAATTGCTAAAGAGTTTCCAACGGTAATTCAAGATACTGTTAAGAGCGCATTGATTAATGCCGAAAGACAAGCTGTTGCAGCCGCTATTACTGGTCAAGATGTTTCACGGGCAGCGTTAGCTGGTTTTGCTGGCGGTGCTCTTTCTGACCTTGCCCAATGGGGTGCAGCAGTAGCTGCTCCAAAAATGGAAGATGTAAATACAAAGTCTATTGGTATAGCTGCTGGCGAATACGCTCAATATAAAGTAGCTGGATATTCTGATGAGCAAGCATTAAACAAAGCTGTTCAAGGTGTTTTTTCTATTCAAACACAAGCGGCAGCAAAAGCAGAATTGGCAAAACAAACTGCTGGATTAAGCGGAGAGCAAGTAATGGCTTCGTTAAAATATAGTCAAGTTGGACAAAATACAGGATTAGATACTGGAACAAAACAACTACCTTCAGTAACAGTATATGGAGAAGCACCCATTGGTGAAAGCCTAAGTGTTTTATCTACTCCAGACATTCCCGGTGCTAGGAAAAGGGACCCTACTGCGGCCCGTGATGTTGCCGGTAAGCTTCCTCCAATAACTGTTATAGGAACACCAAGACTTCCAGAAGTAACTGTATATGGAGACAAACCTATTGGTGAAGAATTATCTCTTACAGGAACAGATTTATTTGCCGAAGAAAATATTGCCCCTCCTCCAAGAGAAGATAAAACGCCAGAACAATTACGCAGAGATACAATTTTACTAACGTTGATAAACAAGAATTTTGATACAGGTGGTGGGGGTGGAACCAGAACAACAAGAACAGTTCCTACTACGACGGGACAAGGTTCCGTTGCAACATCAGCGTTAGCGCAAGCATTACGTATTGGTGATGTAGGCGCACCGATATTTGGCAGAGATGAAGAAGGTAAAAAGGCTGGCTGGAATCTTGAATCATTACGCTATATGGGCAACGCAGGAGAATAAAGATGACTAAAAAACTAGCACGGCTATTACGGGCCGACATTCAAGAAACCAGCGATTTAAAATCAATTGCTGCAATGCTTGCCGGTAAAGGGCGTGGTGGTGACACCTTGTTAGCTCACATAACACCTAAAGAAGTCGGCTTATTAAAAGAAGCTGGCGGTGCTGGAACGGTCAACCCTGATACGGGATTGCTAGAGTTCTACGATTGGTCTGGTGGCTACGGAACTACAGACCCTACGTCGTATTATTCTGCGCCAAGCTATACGCCCACTTTTGGCGATTATTCAGTATCTTCGCAGCAAGATACTTCAAACTTTGTGCCAACTTTTGGTGATTACTCAGTACCTGCTCAATCGGTTTCTGCCCCTGCTGCTGCTGTTGATACTTATACTAGCGGCTTTCCGGGTCTTGGAGCAGAAGTAATTGGAAGTCAAAATGTTGTTGCTCCCGCTGTTCAACAAGCATATGAAGAATTTCCTCCCGGAATGGCATCTTCATTAAGTTTAGGCGGCGGTCAATTGCCTCAACCGCCATCTAGTGATTCTTTACTTAAAAAGTATGTTGGCGACCCATTAAAAGATTTAAAAGCAACTACAGGATTAAGCCTTAATGACCTTCTTCGTCTTGGTGGTGCTGGTGCTGGCGCACTTGTTGGTAGAAGACAAAACAAAGAAGCTGCTAAACAAATACAGCAAGCTACGCAAGAACAAAAGAATTTAGGTTTGCCATATCAAGAGCGCGGTAGAAACCTTATGCGTTCTGCTGAAAGCGGAGAACTAACTCCACAAGGACAGCAAGCACTTGAAGCTGCAAGAGCGCAAGCAGCTCAAAACATTTCTAAAACTGGTGGTGTTGGCGTTGCTCAAGCTCAAGCACAGATAGAAGCGTTGCGTCAAAACTTGTTGCAAAACCAGTATAACTTTGGTTTACAGGTTTCTCAGATTGGCGACCAAATTACCTTGGGTGCTATTAGAACGGGTATGCAGCTAGACCAACAGCTTAATCAGTCTAGCCAACAGTTTTATACGCAATTGGCTCAAATTGCTGGCGGTGGTACGTATGGCTACAACCCTCAACAAGTTAGAGGTTAATAATGGCTGACCCAAATACACCGGAAATACCGGAAATTAAACAACGTAAAACTTATTCGGTTCCTCCGACTCCTATTCTTTCTGGATTAAAAGGAGAAGTTGGAAATATTCCGGGAATGTCAGGTGCGCCAACGTATGAAGAACGTGCAAAACTTCTTCCAAAATCTACAGATGTTGCCGCTGAAGAAGCCCGTGTTTTAGGTTCTCAAAATCAATTAAGCGAAGATATTGGCCTTGCTCAACAAGCTGAAAAACAATATTTGTCTGAAGCTGAATATTCTATTGCGTCCCAAACCAGAGAACAAGCTCAAGACATTGAAGCAGGATTAAAACTTGTTCGAGAAAAATTTCCTTATCCAGAATTTAAGCCTACGCAAGAAAATATGCAAAGTCTTGCTACCTTGTTTAGTTTGGTTGGAGTGATTGGTGTTGCTATGGGTGGCGAAGGAAAGATGTCAGCAATGGGTTCATTAAACGCTATGACCGGCATGATGAGGGGTTGGCAGCAAGGCCGCAAAGATTTGTGGGAAAAAGAAAAATTAACATTTGATAAAAATATGGCTAAAACCAAAGCCATTCTTGATGATGCTTACAAAGATGCTGACCGTGCTTACAAGACAATGGCTTACAACCGTGAAGAAGCGATTGCTCTGGCTAATCAGTCAGCGGCTAAACTTGGTGGTCAAGTAGGAAAACAAATGTTACAAAAGCAAGGTCTTGGAAATTACCTTGAATTGCTTAAAAGTCTTAAAAAAGATTTAAAAGAAACCGAACATTTAGCTTCTCAAGAGCGAATGGTAGAAAAAAAATTAGAAGAAAACAGAACCATGATGGAGGCAAGATTTGCTCA